ACGGTGATGTTGACAGTAGTTGGGGAGCCAGCGCCTGTGGTTGTGGAAACCGCACGAGGGCAGTCAAGTTGCAAGCCTGTTGCACCGCCTGTAATTGTGGCGGATGTAACACCAGCACCTGCGGCAAGCGTGAGCGTGGTGGCAGTTGTGATAACAGCGGCAACAATGTTGGTTGTCAGCTTTGCCTGTGGTACAGCGTCCCAAACATAAATGCGACCCAGTGGGCCAACACCTACGCTCATTGGGGATGGGTTTTGCAACAAAGCATTACCAGAACCAATGATGGTAGCGCTTGCTACAGTTTGTGAGTTGTTTACTGTGTAAGTTCCTACACCACCTGTGCCTGTACCAAAAGCGGAAATAAAAGTTCCATTGGTAAGAGACGTTGAGCTGTCAATAAACATACCAACAAAAATTGGGTCACCCGAAAGCATTTCGGTGACGGTCAATGTAGTGGTAGCAATTGAACCAGTAAAAGTTGAAACAGCAGGGTATTGGTCTGAACCCTGAATGGTAATAGCGGAACCTAGAAATAGGTCATCTGAAAATTGAGGCATGTTGTCTTCTCCTTGAAAAGCTTGACAAATTAAAAATAAAAGAAGGGGGCTTTCACACCCCCTTCACTTTTACAGACCAGCGGTACCGTAAATGGTACGAGGATCTGTCCAACCTGGAATGTAACGCTCCGTCGCTTTGTAACGCATGGAGTCGGTTTCGAAATCGCCTTCCATGGATTTTTCCAAAGCACGGCGCATCATCAATTGCAGGCCAACCTTGGCGTCTGTCTGCACCCACCATGCGGTGGTTGAAGTCAAACGAGACAAGTTTGCTTGACCGCCACCTAACATGCCCATTGACTTGATGGGGTTGATGTCGTTGTTTGCACTACCTGCACGCAACACAGATTTCAACAACACTTCAGCTTGGAAGACATTGGAGGGGCTCACAACCAACTTTTCAGGATTCAAACGAATACGCTTGCCGTTGTTGTCAATGGCATTGCGGATTTGAATGAGCATCTGCTCAAGTGAGGTTTGTGATAAGTTAGCAGCACTTGACAGCACATTGCTGAAGGTGCCGGCAGCGATGGGGTGCGATGCATTAACCAATGAAACACCATCACCACCAACATAAGCACCGCCGGTGAAGGAACGGTTCAGAATGTTAGCGCACAGAGTTTCTTTGGTTTCAATCAACGATTGTGCCAAGTGTTTGGCGTAAGTTTGACCAATGGAAATGTGATCGCCATCTTCAACCAAGACTTTGGTCAAGGCAAAAGCCAAGCCGAAGACTTTGTAGACATAACGAGCATTGAACAGCACACCACCTGCTTGATAGGTGACGGGCATGCCATCGGGCAGCTCAGGAGCTGCACCAAATCCGTACAGGACAGGCTCTTCGTGATAGTTACGTGGAATGCCTCGACGTTCTGAGAAGACTTGCTTCCACTCATCGGCACGTTGGTCATAAATGCCATCGAACTCCTCATTCAGAATAGGTTCAACAATTGAGCGGAAGTCAGTAGAACGCATAGGAACAGCGCACATGACCATACCACTTCGGACCATATATCCAAAGAGCATGTCGCTCAGTTTTTCGCCTAAACTCCAGAAGAAGTTTTTGGTGCTAGTACTAACCGCGTTAAACACGGACAAAAGTTTTTGTTTCATGTCTGTTACTCCTTAGAATGCAACTTTATCAGCAACATATTGATGCTCGGAGATCTCGACTTGACAGATCACATAAGTATCACCGAATGCGTTATCTGCGCCGGGTGTAATGCCGATCAGACGCAATTGCGCGCTAGCTGATGTAGTAACAGTGCTAACATCCAAAACAACAGCACTTAAACCCGTGGTTTGTGAACCAGCGGTAATTGTGCCTGTGTCAAATTGGTTGCTAATGTTGGTTACGTTGATAGCAGCGTTTGATTGAATTTCATAAACAATCATTGGGTCAGTAGTTGCATAAGCAACAATTTGCGTGGCAGTTGTGCTGGCAATGAATTTGTTGGATACGCGACGACGACCGTCAGAGTCAGTGAACTCAATACCTTGGAAAGTACCAATGAAGGCGTCACCAATTGCTGCAGGTGCCAGTGTTCCGTCTGCCGCAAGTTTCACTGGCTGATTCTGTAGCAATGTGGAGCTATAGTTATCAGCCAAGGTGAATGCCTGCGGGCGCACAGAACCACTGGGGTGGTAAGCGGGACGAAGCCCGAAGGGTGCATTTACAGTATTCGACATGTTTGTTTCCTTTAAGAGAATGTCGTTCGAAGTTTAGAGTTAGTCAGTAAAAACTGCTTTACCCGGTGCTTTACGCAAGTCCTGCATACCATCACCCTCGATAATACTTCCACCAGCAGCCATAATGCCATCCTTCATCTGGTCCACCATGGCTTGAAGTTTCTCATCTTCGCGCAGGGGTGCGCTGTAATGTGCTTCAGTCATGTAGGTCTCATAGAGACGCATAGGAAGTTTAAAGGCTAGCATTTCGTTGACTCCAACCATGCCTACGTATTCGCCAGTCTTGATCGTGGCGTATTCCCAGCCCGGAACATCTTCAGGCTTGATTGGTTCGTAGCCGAGACGCATACGACCTTGAATGGAATCACGTGGGTTTGTGGTGGTCAACCAGCAACTGTGGTAACCGGGGATCTTTGGTAAATCAGGCAATGCGCTCTGGAAGAACTGCTGCCTAAACATTTCGACTCTATCGTCGTCCGACAATTCCCTCGCCTCTTTGGCGGCACGATCAAGTGCTGCCCTAGATTCACGTGCGGGGTCAGAAGTTTTTTTCAGTCGTTCATCGGTCATGGTGCTCACTCCTTAGTTTCAGCGAGTTGAATTTTCTTTATCCCACTTGGCATACTGCTTGAGGTAGCGTTGCCTTGCGGTAGGATCGTCCCAGACGCCAGCATCTATCATAGCTTGCTTTCGTTCTGGTGACACGTATACTTCGTTGCGAGTACTGCGAGGGGCGTGCTCACGGCTAGAGCCAAGGGGTGGACCCCTACGACCTGACCGCTGTGTGTTGTCATCATCCAATGCCTCCACTCGTTTGTCCAGCTCTCGCCAATATTCCAATGTGTTTGGATTATACCCGTCATTTGCAAGATTTTGATCAATTTCCAAAACTTTTTGTGATCGATCATCTCCCGTGTTAGGTTTGTACCAAGAATTTGTCTTCATCCAGTCCTGCGCCAGCTGCGTAGCAAGCTGTTGTGGCTGCTGCGATTGCGCGGGTTGCGACACAGGATTCTTGAAGTTATGCTTGACATGCTCTAATTGCAACGCCTTATCACGTGCGTTATCACGAATGCGCATGGCTTTGGCAACATCGTCGCCATTACCTGCTTCAATTGCTCTTGCAATGATATGCTCAGCGGCACGAGCCTCTTCTTGAGTGGCTTTTAATTGCTGGTCAATAGTTGCATACTCAGTGGTAGCATTTTTGTGCTCAATGCCTTGTACGCGGCGCAAAAGTTCGTTGTTTTGGTTGCGAAGTTGCTGCAACTCAGTCTTATCACGCTCAATTGCTTGTTTACGGCGTAAAGTACGGTCTGCCTTTTCTTCACGACGGCGCTTGCGCAAATCTTCACGATCGTCACTATCAGGAGATAGTCGACTGTCTTCGTCGTCGTCGCCTACTTCAGGCTTTTCATCAACCGGAATTAACTCTTGGTCTTTTGCATTTGCTGGTCGATTGTCCAAGTCATCGTCGTCATTCTCGTCCAAGACGTTGTCTTGTGCTTTCTTATTCATAATAAGCTCCTTTCAGCTTTTAGATAAATGCACGGATTTGCATAGGGTCACCTGTGATTTTGCCAATGATGTCGAGGTCGTTGTAAATCACAAACTCAATNTCTTCACCATCTTTTTTCACAGTCCAACGGTCACCACCATACTTNGGTGTGCGNACAAAATCACCCGGGTTACACCAAGCGCCTTCAGGCCACATGTCCATTGTGTTGCGGTTCTTAAAAGCCAATGGGCCTACAAGCGCAACTTTGGACACCTGCGTATTGCTGGCTTCTGTCTTACGGGCTTCTTCTGGGATGTAGATTCCGCCACTGGTCTGTGACTTGGCGCGTCTTACTTGCACCATGACACGTGAACCAAATGGGATGATGCCTGGGTCCACATCTGGGAAGGCATCTTCTAAGGAGTCATACGACATTGACAATGGTAGTTCAAGTAGCATTCGCTTCTCCGATTGCTGGGTTAAAAATCACGCTCATCCTGATCCTTCAGGACTTGCTCCACTTTTGAGAGGGCAGCTTCCAGGCCTTGATAGTAGCCTATTGACTTTCCATACTCAAACTCTACACTCTTATCGGGCCCCGGTGGAACTTTCAAGGCACGGTGAGCAACACTGTTCTGCTCCTCTTTCAGCAGACCGATGAGCTTAGCAAACACTTATCAACCGCCGCTTGTCGCGCGCTTGGCTGGCATAGGTGTTTGGCTCTTCGTCATTTTGGGATACTGTTTTGCTGTGCCTGTGGGCTTGGCAGGTGTAGGTGCTGGATCTTTTCCAGAACCTTCACAGGATGTTGGGTAGGTTTTACCCATTGCCATTTGTTTGTGTAAACTTAATGCTTCCATGATAGCTCCTTAGGGGTTGGGGTTGATGCCTGTGCCAGTTGAATACGCAATCTTTTCGCCACTCTGTACTTCAAGTGCAGCCAACTGCTTGGCTGTTTGGTTGTCTTCTGAATTAACGAAGATCTTGGTTTCGTTGTCATCTCTGTTGCGCATGTCCTCGCCTTGCTGACGTGCTTGTTCGCGTTGCAATTCAAGTTGTGCGCGTTGCGCGTCGTTGGACATTTCAACTTGGCGCGCTTGTTGTCTGTCTGCAAGCTCCGCTTGCTTGACAGCCATGTTGGCTTGATCAGCTGCTTGTTTGCGTGCAACTTCTTGCTTGGCGATTTCTGTGCCTGGGTCATTAGGATTAGGTGGCTGCATGGATTGCAGCAACTGCACCGCTTGTTCAATGATGGGGGGCAAGGCCTGGAGTGACTGATTAACCTCTTCAATAACTGATTGACTTGTTGCAGCCATGACTTGATCAAACGCTTTCTTTTCTTCAGTGCTTGCTTTAAGCAACAACTTTTCAATAGGTTGACCAGCGGCTTCTGAAGCCACGTCCACCATGCGGCTAACATACCACAACACCATGTGCTCACGCAAATGCTCAAGTAAGATAGGCATTACAGTTGGTGCCGCTACTCTACTTGCGCCAAGCACTGGGCTGGTCATAAAGTCAAGGTGCACTTGAATGTGCGCAAGGTGATCTTGTTCTGGAAATGCTGCAATAGGTCTACTCATACTTGCTGCCACATTCTCATTGACCGCATTCATTTCTTTTACTTCAGGTTGTGGCATAAGCAACGCTTCGCCATCAGGCACCTTCAGCTGTTTAAGCAACATCTTTTCAACTTCACGCGCATTGTATAAGCCGGGGTGCGAATCCGAACGTTGCACAATTGTTTGAACTTGCGCAAAGCGTTGTGTATCACTATAGATGTTAGGGTCAGAAACTGGCACCACGTTCATGGGGCCTTCAAAGTCTTTGCGGTAAGCAAGCACTTCACCTGCGTCATCACGAATTTCTTGCTCATCCATGTAGAAGCGATTGATGCGGTACAAAACACCTAACAGGCGCGCCATGGCATCATGCACTCGCATGTGAATGGCTGAAAACACAGTCATGCCTTGTTCCATGCGAGCCAGTGTAGTGCCTACAGGCGTATTAGCGTTGCTGTCAGACAAGTCTTCAAAGGTAGTCCTCACCACGCCTTTGCCAGCATCAATCAAAAAGCCCATCAANTGAAACAGCACAGGNGATGGTGGGTTGAAAGGCATAGGCATCATCACCTTACGAATATCATCCTGCCCAAACGATCCCTCTATCTCATGCACCTCAGTTGGGTCAACGCGGTCTGTCTGACCACCAGAACCGCCTTTAAGCTTTAACAGGCCTGGGAAATTGCTAATGTGCGCTGAGTCAAGCAAGGCTCGCAACGCACCAGTGGTCGCTGCTGACAAGCCGCCAATCATGTGAGTGAGGCCAATGGGGTAAGCGCCGCGCCATGGTACAAACGGAAACTCGATGATGTGCACTAGCTCTTCCATCAACTCGTCGTCTTCTTCCCAGTTGCGATAGACNGACAACACCTTTTGNGTGCTCTTGTCTACNGAGATGACGTATGGTGNTGGGCCGTCTGTGTCGTCTTCTACATCATAAAAAACAGCAATCTCAAGAATTGTACGCAAACCATCGGTGTTGTATGCATCAGACTTGCGACCTTCAATTTTATCGTTGGCTGCTTCTGACTTGGATACTTCAGGTGTATGTGGCTCAGGCGTTAGCTCA